ATTTCATTTGAAATACAACAGGGTAATCTTGGTGTTGAAGACAAATACGCTATAATGAACATCAAAAACATCAAGCTGGCATCAAAATATCTATCAGTTAGAAAGAAAAAGAAAATGGAAGAAATGCAGAACAGAAAGATGGAGGAGATAAAAGCTCAAACTGAAGGTAATGCTGAGAGCGCTCAAGCTGCTGCTTCAAGTAAAGCTGAATTGATTAATTTAGAAGGTCAAAGCAAAGCTATGGTTGAACAAGCCAGAGTTAAGGCAGAGATAGAAAAAATGAATCAAGAGGCAAATCTTAAGTTAATGCTTATGGAGAAAGAGTTCCAATACCAAATGCAACTTAAGGGAATAGAGGTTGAGGGCATGAAGAGCAAAGAAGAAATGAAGGAAGATAGAAAGGATGAGAGAACAAAGTTACAGGCTACTCAAGCATCTAAAATGGTAGAGCAAAGAAAAAAAGACCTTCCAGCTATAAATTTTGAAAGCACAAATGATAGCATAGATTCTTTCTCGCTTTCTGAGTTTGAGCCTAGATAGTTGTCTTGTTGCTACGTTAGATGAATAAGCAGCCATCTTTTGAATACCAACTAAGCTATTCTTATCAGGATTACTTCCATCTATCGCTTGATTAACACCTGTTGCTTGAGCAATCATATCCATAGATATTTGAATACTATTCCACAACGAAGATATCTTATCTTGGCCAGAAGAGTGTCTAACTTCTTGAATTGGAACTTTACCATTGTTAAATTCACCACCAGAAGTTGAACTTCTACCTATAACGGAACCAGTTTGAAAATACATATTTAATGCATCGTCAATTGTATATTTGTTTCCTTCTCCTAGGTTTATTCCAGTAATACCATCAATATCTATGTATTGACCATCAGGAACTACTCTTTGTTTTATTTGTTGCAGTTTTAACCAAGACATTTGAATGTCATCAGCAAAAGGTATTATTCTATTAACCGTAGAGTCAATAAATCCTTTATACATTTTTGGAGCATTTACAACATAGTTTGGAAGTGCTTTTGAAAGGTTTGATTTCTCTTTAACCATATTCTTGCAAACTTCCCACTCCAACAATATATTCGTTCCTAATACCAAAACTCCTTCAAACCAAACCTCTTCGATTTTAGTTAATTTCTCAAAGTCAGCATCTCCAGTGCCTTTGTATATGAAGTCAGATGATTTAGGTATCACTTTCATACCACCTTTTGAATTCTTCTTCTTCTTCCAAACTTTCTCTCTTGATGTTTTGTAGTTAAAATACAATAATCCTATTTTACCATCTAAAACATCTTGAGGTTGTCCAGTTAAATTTAACTCATAGTAGTTATTCCAAGATGAAGATATATCTTGTAGTCTTTGTCTTTGGTCTTCAGTTAAATAAGGAAACTCTTTGTATACCTCAGATAAATTTACATTTTTGTATTCTCCAAAGTAAAAACAATCTTGAAAGTACGGGTCTTCAGTATAACTCCATATTAAGTTTGCAGGGTCAACATACTCTACCTTGATTCCATCATTAGGAGTATATCTATGTTTTGCTGCACCAATACCAATTTCAACGATATCCTTTTCTATTCTTCTTCTAACCATTTGGTTATATCCATTGTCTTCAAAAACAGTAGACACAGCTAACTCGTTAGATACCTCTATTTGTGGCTTGTATTCAAGCTCCATTTGAACGTCAATCTCTTCTTTACTTTCTGGTATCTTGTCAACTGGAACCGACCCAAGAGTAACTCCTAATTGTTCTTTTGCCTGAACGATAAAGTCTTTTGTAACCATATCTTTCTCCAGGTTTTCTTTTTTGTTAACTCTTTCTTGTACAGAAGTAGGGTCTATTGCTCTAGCTTTTATAGAGAATTCTCTTTGAGATATTCCATTTACGAGTATATCGCAATACTTTGGTATAACAGGAACGATTCTCCAGTCTAGGTTTAACCAAGACATATCACCATTTACAGCGAAATAAGTCTTATACTTTGCAGTACCCTGCATTCCATTAGCGTACATTCTTCTCTTGTGGAATTCGTCTCGCTGATCGTAATACCTACAAGAAGCACCATTTCTTCTAAACCATTCATACTGAATAGCTTCAGCTACTTGTAGTCCATAATCAGAAGATTTTTGAACCTCAAAATTATCATTCTGACTAGGAAAGCTTCTATATGTAATAGAAACACCATTTACTTTTTTAATACTCATATCTAATTTTTATATCTCTTTAAACTTACGGTCAACTCTCTTGCTTGTTCTTGTGGAGTGTATAATCTCCTATTAACAGCCATAATAGCTAACCCTGAACTAATAGATGCGTCAAACTTTGTTCTATCAGTTATATCAAATTGCATCCAATCCTCTAACGTGAAGTTGAATGGCATATATCCCATTTCCTGTGTTTCTTTGTCCATTCCGACATTCTTATCTATGTAAGCCTCTATAGCTGACGCGTGCATTTGTCTAACATCTTCAGATGAGTTAGGTAGTCCACCTAATTCTTTTTCAGTTGGAGACAATCTGCTTGACACTTTATCAAATCTAGTTATAGAGTATCCCCTATATCCTCTGTTTTTAAAATGGTACAGCAATCTTGGTTTGTTATTCTCCGCTAATATTGGCATACCATAAAACACACAAGCCATTAGAACGTCTTCAAAAAATATCTCAGCAGTTTTAGGTCTAGCAACGTATTCTAAAAAGAATGAATTGCTAGGCACATCTCCTAAGTTAAAACCCGTTAATCCGTGAAGCGCACCTTTAGATGCTCTAGACGTTTCTTCATTATAAGAACCATCCTTTCTAACACCTTCAACCGTACCAGATATATCATACGTATCACAACCAAACGCTCCAATATCTGAATTTAATGGGTGTTTTGAATACCCTCCAAAGTTATTTTTTATCTCAAATCTGTTTTGCATTTCAGTAGGAGGTATCCAAGATATTAAAAACCTTCCTCTCTCGTTTGGGTGCCACTCTACAATTGTATCTTTCACTCCATCTTTCCAAGAAAAGTTACCTCTAACTAACGTTTTCTCTACTTCAAAATCTTCATTGAATTTTAATTGAGATATTATTTTCTCTATATTAAACAAAGACTGGTGTAATTCATCTCTAAAGGCTTCGTCTGTCGTCATAGGAAAAGCTCTAAGCTCTTCATTGTATGAGATATCACTCTCTTTCTTTTTACTACCTCTTTTCGCCTCTAAAAACTGAACACTACCTATTGTCTTGTATTCTCCTTGAACATTATAATACCCACTACCTTTTTCAACAACCTCGTGACAAACTCCGTATTTATCAGTAAACTCTTCCATATTCTTGTGAGCTGGTAAAAAATACGAATAAAGACCAGAAGGTGTTCTTCCAGTAACATTATTTCTTTTCTTTACATCAGATAACATATATAGGTTTTTAAACTCTCTACCGCCATTATTCATAGCATTTGCTGTGGAACCTAAAAAAGCCTTACCAACAACTCTACCTCCAGTATCAAATGTTGGAGATACTTGTCCCCAGTGCTTTTCAAAGTTGTGCGGCTTACTCCATTTACTTATCTCATCTCCTAAATATCTAAACATTTTCTGACCATCATAAGCATCATCTTTTGTTGGTAGGTAATCTATTAGTGTATTTAAGTAATCATCAGTATTGGTATCTTTATTCTTTTTTGATACTTTACTTCTATCGGAAGGCTTTGCGAACTCTAAAAACTTCTTGCTATCTTCAGCCCCCTTAACAATTGGCTTGAAAAAGAATGGTAAGTTTAAATATCCATAACTAAACTTCGAGAATGCTTTCGCAGCATCATCGGCAGTTTTAGATGTCATACCCAATCTAGCATTTGCAACTGATGTACCATCATTAAGCAACTGACATAATATTTGATATGTATAACCAGTACGTCTAGACTTAACAAAAACCTCACCTAAACATCTTGGGTCAACAATACAAGCTTGTGTAAAGTAAAACATATCTCTTTGAGCATAACGGAAATCCATATAATCACCATTATCCTCCATCTTAACCCATTGTAAAGCAAAGTAGTGAGTTCCAGTTAAATATTCAGCTTTTCCATTGTTCATAAACCAAATACCTTCCCTTCTTCTTCTAAACTCCTCTACAATATACTCTATATATGATTCAGCATTGTCTTGACTTAATCCACTAGGAACCACTTGTCTTCTCCAATACTGCTCTTCTTTTTTTAGATTTGAAAATAATATATTCTTTTTAGCTGGTACAGCTGGTAAAGTAATATTTAAGTTATGAAGTTTTATAACCTCACCTTTAGTTCCTTTTGGACATAGCATAATAGAGTCATTGCTCTCGTCATACCATTTCTTGTAATAATCTGTTATTGGGAAAAACTCTCCATTAGCGAACTTCTCTGGATAACCTCTTTTAAATTCGTTTTCCTTAAGGTTTATGTTGTCTGCATCAATCTGCATTCTAAGTTCTATAAGTGACGCATCAATCTCAACAATTGCTTGATGGATGGATGGTTTTACAGATATAGCTAAGTGATGTTTAGAAGGATCTAAATCATCGTAATTTATCTTGCCTCTAAGGGCCTCTCTAAGTATGTTTAATGCTAAGTCACCAGATTTAATTAATCTTACAACATACTTCTTTAATTTCTCTTCTGAAGGGGCGTTAGAGCTGTTTTGCCACCTAACTATTAAATCCTTTCCATATTTGAAAGAATCTACCTTAGCTTTTACGATGGTCTTGACTTTGTCAGGCTCAATCATAGACATATCAATAGGGTACTCCAATCCTTCGATTACAGTATCTACAGCTATTTCTATATCCTTGCTTAATCCTAACATATCATCAATATTCTACGTTGTTTCATCATATAAAGTTTTTCATCATTTATTTTAAACTCATACTCTGAGTCTTTCATAAAACCAACTTTATCTCCATTTTTAAATCCATTATTTAGCATATCAGTATTTGCGTACTTCAATACACCAAACTGCTCCTCTTCTTTAACTCCTTCGTATTTGTAGTCTTTCATTATAGGTTCTACAAAACAATATGGCTCAATAGCTATATATTCATTAGAATCTTTCTTTATAACCATATAGCATAAAGAAGGCTCTACATAGAAAAGATTATCTTTAATGTGGTATTTGCTTTCTTTTGGATACCCTCTATTGTCATAATAAACTCTAAATGTATTATGTCCAACAACAAGAGTATCTCCAATACCAACAACTCCATCATAGTTAATTGGGACCTGAACAACTTCACATAATCTCTGCGTGAAGTTGTGGTCCTCTAAAGATACATTTACTATTAAACCATTAGATTCGTTGTTATACCTTTCGTTATTCAAAGGTTTAACTATAAAATAATGTGGACTTTTCATACCAATTAAATACTTGTGTCGTACTCAATATGAGATACAGAGTCAATGTTAAAAGATTTCCAAATCATTTTAACGTCATCATCAATTTCTCTTACATAGATGTCAAAGAACTTCTCTTCTTTTATTATATCAGATATCTCTTTTGAGTTACCAGCTATTTTAGTACCAACCTGATAATGCATAGCATTTTTTAAGTCAGAACCTATTGATATTTTTCTAATAAGGTTCATTTTTTTAATTTGATTTAATTTGAATTTATGCAAAGGTAAGATTATTTTTCCTCCTCTTCCTTTTCTCTGATTTCTCCAGTAGCTATGTCAATAACACAATCTCCGTATTTATCAAACAATACTTTTGAAAGTTCTTCGTTATCTTTGGCTACAGCAAATAATTGGTCTAACAAAAGTTTCTTTTGAAATTCAATAGCTCCTACTTCAAATTGAAGTTTCTCACCAGCTGTTTTAAGCTCAATTACTTTCTCTAATTCTTTTTCCTCTAATTTTTTCATTTTAATTTTAATTAAATTTAAATGCAAATATAGTGTTTTTTATTTAACTTCTTCAACCGAAGTTTCTTCAATTATAACTCCTGTGTCAGGAATAACAACATCTTCTTTACTCGCAAAAGGAGCTGGTAAAGTTACCTGAATTGGATTTACAATTAAATTGATTTGAGATAAAATGTTTTCTTGCATAGCTTCAACATCCATTGTAGATTCCATCCATCCAATAACTTGTTCTTCGCTAAGTTCTGGGTATGGCGTAAAAGCGTCAGGAGTAGGTTCTCCAACAGATTGTGTACCATACATACTTGCAGTAATACCATCTTCGTCTATCCCTTCGTATACCCAGTGAACTGTAGTTACTACTTTTTCTAATCCTTCCTGATCCACTTTACAATAGAAAGCTGGAAAAGTCCATTTGTAATTAATCATATTCCTTTGTTTTTATTTATTTATTTATTTATGTGTATAATAATCTTTTCCATCCTCCAGCACTTGAAATATAAACACATATAGTATTTACATCTGTATTAAATACCATTAAGCCATCTGCTGGACTGCTTATATTATTCATCTCAGTATCGTTTACTCTAGGAGGTAAAAAGCCTTGTGTTGTTGATGTAACATCCAAAGCTGCTGAAGAATTAGGTGAAGTTGTTCCAATACCTACGTTACCAGCAGGTGTAATTCTCATTTTTTCAGAGGCTGATGCTCCTGTGTAAAATGTTATACCAGCAGAACCTCCGTCATTTTGTTTTATTCTAAATTCCCCAGTATTAGCATTATATCCTAATGTTGAATATCCTCCAGTGTATGTGGTGCTTTGCAACCATATTTGGTCGTCTCCTGCTGTGGCAGATGAAACTTGCAATCTACCACTTGGAGAAGAAGTTCCAATCCCAACTCTGCGGGATGCAGAGACAACAAATGGTGTTGCGTCGGGGTTTGCGTCATCTTCTACACGGAACGCTTCTCTTGTTCCAGTTTGAGTGATGCGGACTGCTGGAGACGTGCCTTGTGCAGTAAAGGTTGCTGCTTCGCGAGATCCAGTGTTGCTGACAGTTAAAAGAGGCGCAGCATTGGAGGTTGATCCAATTGTTTGCGGTTGATTAAACGTGTTGGATTGAGTTGTTCCGGCAGCGTTGACGGTGGACGTTCCGGCTCTCCAGGCTAGCTTGCTTTGATTGGAAATCCAAATGTCTCCAGAAGAAAGTGTGGATGGGTTTGCTCCGGACAGGGGTGCGCCGATGTTGAGTTTGGCTTCAGTGTCGCTTGCAGCGGCAGTCAGCTTCCCTGTCATGGTGTCGCCGCTCTTCTGCACTGCGCCAGATATCCTGCTGTCGTCTCCTGCCGCGACGGTTCCTGCCGTTGTGCCGATGTTTTGGTACGCAGCGTTGCCAAGACCAGTGATTTGAGCCGTCGTGATGCTGCTGATTGCAATCGTTCGGTTTGCCGATAAATCTCCGCCACCAGTCAGCCCCGTGCCAGTTGAAATCGTCCTTGAGGTTGGAACACCGCTCAATGATGCCAGTGCTGCACTTGAGTTGCTCGTTTTGAGGAACGTGTCGATGTCTTGTTTTACTATGTAATCTGGCATATGCTTTACGGTTGCAAGTACAAGGATGAGCCGTCTGGCTGAAAGTATTTGTTTGTATTCGGTTGCAAGTATGTAGCTCCACTAGGAGGAGTGGAAGTTGCTTTTTTTTTGAACATGAACGTCTGTGAGCTAGACGTTACCTGCACTCTAGCGGACAGCTTGTTCTGCGTCAATGCAGGGTTGGCGTTTCGCTTGCGGATAAATTTGGTGATAACCTTAGCCATCTTGTTATTGTTTCAAGACTTTTGCGCGGATAACTGCTGATGTCAGCGTGATGGCGGAAGCTGTCGTGTTCTTGAGGATCACGGTCACTGTGTTTGCTGCCGTCACGCTTGCCGTAAGTTGCAATGTCGTAGTGCTAACCGAGCATGACCCTAGCGCGAAGTCTCCGAGAGCTGCTCCGGTTACGGTTACGGTGACTGGAGTTTGCGAGTTTGCCGCAACTGAGTATGTGGCTGACGCCGCGCTTCCGCTCAGTGCAATGTCTGATTGGATCTTTTGGCTTAAAGTGGTCGTTGCAACGGTCTTTGTTGTTCCGCTTTGGTTTAGGACAAAGATGTCGGAATCTCCTAACGATGTTGCTGTTGGAAGCAAAGATATTTTTGTATCAGCCATGTTAGTAAGTGTATTGCATGTTCATCCTTTGCACTTGTCCTTCTTGCCGCAGAACCTTGTCGATGGCGTCTTGCGTTCCCTTTTCTGCAAGTTGTTCTGCCGCCATGGCCAACTCGAACTGTCCCTCAGATTTGAGCCAGTCTGAATGCATGGCATTGATGAGGAAATCTTTGAACAAGTCTGGTATTGCGATGATTTTGTAGTCGCTTGGAGCCGTTGACGGGCTGTTTCCTGAGTTCAGCTGTGTAATCGGAGAGTAGAAATCCCCCTTCATTTTCCGATCGTTTGTGGGGTTTAGATGGTTGTCCTCAGGGTTGTGATATCGGTAGTAGAAGAACTGCGCCCCAGTCAAATACGTCGTTGTGTTGCTGTAGACATCCCCCCACACCACTGGGTTCTCGATGCTGTACTCAATGCAGATTTGGTCTGAAGTGCGAGTAATGATGTATTTCTGTTCTGAGGCTTCAGCGTATCCAGATGAGATCCCGCTATCCTCTTGGATCCACGCAACTTCTTGCGTCTTGGTGGTTGTCCTTGGGTCGCGATTGTAGACGCCGTGTACAGTGTCTGCGTTTGCTGGCAGTTTCGTCCTGTAAATTGGCGTCACTTCAGCTCCATCTTCTCCGTTCTTTGTGAGAACGCAGGACCCAATGTAGTTGTTGAATGGATATGCTTGAAACCTGCTTTCGGTAATCCGTGTCGTTTCCGTTGCAGTGGATGATCCATTTAGCTTTGGCGCAACGCATTGCACTATCAATGTTGCAACTCCCGAATCATCAAAATCTCCGACGAATGATATCGTTGCTGTTGTAGATATTGCCGTCGATATTGGAGCTGTTGACAACACTCCTTGTGGAAGCTGAATAGTGATCGTGCCTCCGCTGCTGAATGGATACTGGTCGAAGTTTGTTTCCTCGTAATATTCCGAAGACGGGTCTTTGCAGAAGTAGAGATTTATGTATCCACCAGACGGTGTGTAGTCGATGCGGTATAATTGCATCCCAGGATATCTGGTGACATACTGCACGAAATCCGGCCACCGCTCTTTGTTCCAGATTTCAGCGATACGCTTGGAGAAGAAGTCCCTGAAAGTGTTGAAGGTCTTCTTGCTTAGGCTTGCCCTGTCAATTCCTGCGAGTTGCAAGGTGGCGTTGAGAATATCGCTATATGGAACAGTTTTCATTAGCTTCCGTAGCCAACCTGCAATTTCGTGCCTTTACTATTCACTTTGCATTCTGGATTGTCACGCAGAAACTCTCTCAGGAACCCTTGATCTTTCCAACAATCGTATCCAAGTTTCTGTCCCCAGAAGTGATATGCCACTCCAGGTATGCGGGCAGTGAGTTCCCCCAGACCTTCGACACTTTTGTGGTCTTGCTTGTTGAGCTTTGCAATTTCATTGGCTGCCTTCTTGGCATCAATGCGTGACTGCTGCCACTTCTCATCCATGATGGACTTGGCTCTGGCGTGGAATTCTTCTGGGATGTATATCATATCAAAGTGCTCCCCGTCTCTCCGAGGTGTCGCACCACTTGGGGCATCTTGCTGAAGCAAGAGGCAGGTGTCGCGTGTTATCGTCTCTGTCTCTCCAGAGCGTCACACCACTTAAAAGACGCAACCATAATCGCGTCAACACAGGTGTCGTGGAAGCGGTTATTAAGCCGCAGTGTACTCGAACTTGCCGAAGCCCAATGGGTTTCCAACAACAAGTCCAGCAACCGCTTCGATGAGGCGAGCAGGGCCGCCGCCATTGTCTGGCAGCGCCGTCACCTGAGCGACGTTCCCGCCGTAGCGCACCTCTACGAGGTCCATGTCCAACACCAATCCATATGCGGATCTGTTGGTGTAGGTGGTCCCAGAGACCGTTCCGATGAACGTGGTCGGATGCAAGCGCACCGTGCCGAAGTCGCCCTGGAACACGTCCACGGATTGGATGAACGTATCCGCAGCAGCATCACGCTGGAAGGTCTGCACCTTCGTTGCCCCTGCTCCGGTTACCCCAGCCGTGCTCGTCGTGGTCAATGCCGTCGTGCCAAGCAATGCGGTAAACGCACGCTTCAGATCCGTCCCAACGATTGCATCAAAGGACTTGTACTTGCCCGTCTGGTCGTAGATGGACTTGAGCATTCCCTGCACGGTTGCATCGGTCAATGCGGAAGCATTAGCTCCCGACACAATAGATGTGTTTGGCGTCTGGAACGAAGGCAAGGTCGTGCCAGAGCCGATATTCAACCCAGTGCCGATATTGTCTCCGCCAATCCATGACAGCATGCCTGCGGTGAGGTATGCGTTGGTCGTGCCGTTGTCGGACTGACCGAGCTGATTGGATGTGAACGTCGCTTCCATGGACCGCTTGATGGCGATGATTGCTTTCGCAATGTTGTCGCTCAACTCGTCGCGGATGCCAGCAACGTCGGCAATGTCCTGCGTGAGCTTAGACACGCGAACGGTTTGCCGGAAAATCTGCGCGTAGTTTGCAAGCTCCTTGCGGTAGCCCTGGACGAAGTTGCTATATGTGCTCACATCCGTGCCGTCAACAACGCCGCCGATGGTCGGCCCTGGGTTCTGGTCTGCTTGCCAGCGGAAATACATATTCCCTGGCTTGGATCCTTTGCGTGCCATCGACGTGAAGGGCGTGTCCTTCGCATCAACGAGCGCAATCATGTCCATCAAGTCTTCGCGTTTACCGCGACCGGATAATTGGGGTTCAGTTAGAATTGGCATAGTTTTGTGTGTGATTAGATGTCTACGAAACCTTTGGATTTGAGTAAGTCGGAGAATACTTTGCTATCCCCGTTGTTCCGTGCAAAAGCCTCAAACGCTTTCCTACCCGAGTCTTTGACAACCGGAGCTGCCTTGACTGCTGGAGAGGATGGAGCTTTCTTGATGACCTTCGGCGTTGCTGCTTTGTTCTGCTGCATGTTTTGATATGCCTGCAAGCCAAGGACAACAATACCTGCGATGTGCTTGTAGTCAGCCCTCTTGGATTTGATTTCTGGGAAGTCTCTCAGCACCTGCTGCGCGGTCTGATACTCTTTCGTAGAAGGATCTTTCCACCATGGGAATTCCTTCACCGTCTGAGCTTCAGCTTCCCGCTCAACTTGCAGATACTGCCTACGGGTTGGAAGCTCGATTTCCCTGCGACGAATCGCAAGTCTCTTCATGCTCCGAACCTGTTGGTCATCCACATCAATCTCGTTCCCGTCTGGGCCAATCAGAGTCCCGCCGTCAGGATTGTCCTCGCACCACATCAGCACTTCAGTGGCACGCTTCCATTCTGCGTCCACCTGCTCAACTGTCTTGAGCTTGGCGACTGCTTCGGACACGTCCTGCTGCTGCGCTACCTGTGCTGGAGGCTCGTTCAGCTTGGATTCAAGCTCCGCAAGTTTCTCCTTGTAGGCTTCGACTTCTGCAAGGGCTTGCTTTTTCGCAGCAACCAATTTGTTGATGCGCTTCTGCACTCCCTTTGGCTCATCGCTCACGGAGTCTTCCGGTTCTTCACTGGATTCTTCCGGTTGCTCTTCAGGCTCTGCTTCCTCCTCTTCCTGGAGTTCCTCTTCTTGAGGTTCCGAGGGTTCCGCTTCGCCTTCCTTTGTTTGTTCCTGATCGGAGAGGAACGTTCCCTTGACTAGTTCACTAAGTGAATATTCATCGAGGATACCGATCTTGTCCGCAGAGTCTCCTGCCTCCTGCGACTGCGACGCAGGCTGTGATTCATTTGTGTCCATGCTGTTTTTGTGCGGTGCAAGAACCGCTATCATTAGAACATGGCAGTTGGTTACACGCTGCCAAGGCCGTGTTTAGTTGCACTATGCAACGAAATCTTTATCAGTCAACCCTCTTTTTTTAAGGGCTTCTTCTCTAAACCATAGCAAAGTTTCTTTGAGTCCATTCACCCCGTCTGCCCTTCCGGCAGCGTGGATGCGTGCTTCTCCGGTGGTGTGCTTGTCGATGGCGAAAAACACTTCCTTTTCAATATAGGAATCTATGATGGCTAGTGTGTTTTCCCACAGCTTGTTCTCGCCAGTGAAGCTAAATGCTAGAGCCTGTTCTTCTGTCATGTTATCCATTTACTTGGTTCACGCCTAAGCGGCCAATTTGTGCGTTCTGCTGTTGCATGAGGCTCATCTGCATGTTCTTCACATAGTTATCAAACAGGGCTTTGAAGTTCTCGTCCTGTTGCAGTGCCGCCTGTGCTTTGGGGTTCTTCTGCATGATGTCCTGCACAAACTGCATCTTGGTCTGTGCTGTTGGATCGTTCTCTGTATAGAGAGCTTCGTTGCCAAGCAGCATGTTGGCGATGTCGTTTTGCACGTCCTTGTACATCTGCTGGCTTGCTTGCGCTTGATTGACGATAAGCTGGTTTGCCACTTCTGGCGCAACCGCCATAAGCATCATGCGGGTCAAGGCGTTCTTGTCGATGGCTCCTCCGGCGTCCATCTGGCTGATCGTCTGCAAGAACTGTATCTTCTTATCGATATTCTCAGGGTTCATGTCCGCGACATCGAACCGTATGTTCAGCTCAAAGTCGTTATGTATGGAGGATAAGTTCTGTGGAATCTGTTGTCCTCCTGTAATGGCTGCAATCTCTTGCGGAGCCATGAACTGTGAGCACAGAGCAAACATCTGCTTGAACACTCCCCTCCAAGACAGGAGCCAACTGTTGACAAGAAGCTGTTGCAGCATCTGCGTCTTGACCGGATTGACCAGTTCGTGGTTGACGCCAAAGTAAGCGCAGTGCCGTTGTTCGACTGCTTTGATGAGGTTGAATGCCGTGCTAGGCTCTCTGGCTGGCGGCTCCATCCAGGTGTAGTCGTCTCTCTGTGTCACGGGCAGTTGCACCCCAGGGCCAACCTTATTGATGGCTCCAATGCGCTTGACTACCTTGA